GTTTCTGCCGTTTCTGCCGCGGTCTTAGCTGTTTCTGCCGCTGTTTTAGCCGTCTCTGCAGCATTCTTAGCACTTGTCGCACTTGTTGAACTACTAGCAGCAGCTGTTGCGCTAGATGCAGCGTTAGTAGCAGAAGTACTCGCCTCACTTGCTTTAGTTGTTGCAGTAGAAGCCTGAGTAGTTGCTGTAGTAGCTTGAGTAGTTGCTGTTGTAGCACTACTCGCAGCATTAGTAGCTGATGTTGCTGCATTACTAGCAGAAGTACTTGCTTCACTTGCTTTAGTTGTAGCTGTGTCTTTATGACCTGAAGCTGTTGTAGCAGAACTAGAGGCAGATGTAGCAGAACTTGCAGCTGCGGTAGCACTTGAAGCAGCATTAGTTGCTGACGTACTAGCCTCACTAGCTTTTGTAGTAGCAGTAGATTCCGAACTACTCGCATTACTAGCACTTGTTGCAGCAGCTGTAGCACTATTAGCGGCAGATGTTGCGGAAGCAGCAGCTTCACTGGCAGAAGTATCTATAGCAACTTCAGCTCCTAGGTCACCTTCATAAAAGGAATTTCTTGCCATATATATCTCCTACAATAACGGTGAGTCAAATCTTGATGCAAAAGAAGAACCTTTTAAACTAGCTCTTACTTCTTTTTGATTTAATGCATTAACCTTTCTCAACGTCAATTCATTAAATTTTTGTTCCATCTCAACGTCACCTAAAAAAGTAGCACCCACAGCACATGACGCATAAAGTATTGTTTCAAATTCTGTGCCTAAGATCCAGGGTATTAATTCAATATAAGCTGTACCAGTACCTGAACCAGCGCCTGTTGCTAGAAAAATAGTGCCTACATTATTATTAGCAGCACCAATGCTTGTAAAATTTGTATTACCAGCACTAGCAATTTTATAATATTTACCTGCTGTTATAGCAGTTGAGGCTGTAGTTGCTGTTGCGTAAGTTCCTATTGAATCTTCCGCTTTATAATAAGTCATGACAAATGTACCTGAGGCTTCTTGCTCTCCATTTTCATCTGTCAATAAAAAATTGTTTGCTTGTCTTGTATAAGAATGAGTAACTTTTTGATTACTGAAAGTTTTTGAATCTATTCTACTTAATACAATATCGTCATCTTTATCAGCTTTATCAAGCTTTAATTCTATCATCTCAATAAATCCAGCAGGAATAGTTATACTAGAATTAGTAGATGTAACTGAAAATGATTGTACTACTTCTAAAGGTGGAACTCTAAGTTCTTCATAAAGTCTTGCTTCACCTATTGAAATAAAATCATCTAATTGAGAATCAGTGAGATCGGTTCTGTTGAGCCAGTCAGCTACTCCTGTTCGTAAAGTAACTTGGTCTTTAATAGTAGCCATCTAAATCTCCTAAATTTTAAATCTATTTGAAATGCCACCTGTGAGTAGCTTTGGATATTCCTCTCTTATTATCCTTTTAAATTTCTCAACTTGAGCAGGATACTTTATAAAATCAGCAGAATGAACATCTATACCATATTTAGTATATATATCAATTGCAACAATATCAGGTATTATCGCAAAACTTCTCATTGTAGTATTACTATTATTAGCTTGTCTCATATCTTGAGCATAATCTAAATAATCTTGTACATTTTGAGTTGCCACTCCTCTGCCTTCTTTAACTCCAGCTTTTATTGTACTCATAGCATTCCTTATATAAAATAACCCCAGGTTTTACCCCAGGGTTATGATTGGCTTAATTAGCCGCTTAGGTTGTCAACTAGACCAGAAGCACTTGGGTTCAAGCACTCTAGAGTAGTTTCATGTACCATTAGCGCACGTAGTCTATCACCATCTTCAGAGATATCTCTGTGGTGTAATGGACGTAGTGTTGCCATCTTAAACATTGCTGAATCATATACTAAGATATTATCATCAGCTGCTGCGTTAGCTGCACCAGCACCTGAGCCAGTGTGACCCATAATGTAGTTAGGAACTACCTGTACAACTCCGAAATCAGTTTCATATACTTCTACTGATTGACGAAGTTTTCCAGAATCGTCGATGTTACGACGAACGTTTCCATTAGAAACTTGTCCTTGTGCTGCTGTTGAGAAGCTGCGCTTAAGACGTGGTGACATCATAAGAGTAGTAGGTCTTCCACCATTCTCCCAACACTTCTGCATTACTTCATCCACTTGTGAAAGTGTGAAAGCTGCTGCAGTACCTGCTGATGTAGGAACGTTAGAACCATCGCCCGCACCATTGGTGATTGAACCACCTGAGGCATTAACAGTGTTACCTGCTGGTACCCAAGATTGATATCCACCCATAATACGGTTACCAGAAGAAGACTTAACTCCTTTACTTGTAGTCAATGCATACTCAATATCACGCATCAATTCCTTACCACGTTTTTCAGACTGATATTTGAATTCAGACTTACGACCTGCTTTAGATACATTTTCCATAGTACCTGAAACTTCGATTGACTTAGTAAAGATTTGAGTTTTGTTGCTAAGACGTGATACAACTGGACCTGCAGAAGGCGTACCTGGAAAGGCTGATCCTTCAGCGGCGTTATTAGCGCCTGGTGGTTGTAGTTCGTCTGTTGACCATTCATGTAAAATTGCTGTAGCTTTTGATCTACCACAAGACGACATGAACGGCGTATCATCACGAACAATATTAGAAATAAAGTTCGCAAGATCCTCGCGGTTGCTCGCCGCGTTCGTTGCTGTTGTAAACGTTGTTGCCAAAATATTCTCCTATTTGACTAATTGAAGAGTTCAGAATTACTGAATATACTGTCATAAACGTCATCGTTAAGAATCTTTAAATCTTTATCAGTTCCTTTACCTTTTACTAATCGTTTACGAGCATCAGCGCTCTTAGTCTTCGTTTTATTTTGTTTTGAAACAGGCTTTTTAGCAGATACTGTTTTAACAGGAGCTTTTTTGCGTTTCTTGGCTCCTTTAGAAGCAGATGTTTTTAACACACGATAGTCATTAATAAACTTAGCAATAACTGGAGATGTAATTGTATTAACGAAATCCTCAGGAATTCCTTGTTCAATTGCAAATGCATAGTTATCTTGCGCTATTTTATCTGACCAATCAGGAACAAGGTTTTTAATTTCTTTTTGAAATTCTTCAACTTGTTTCTTAACTGCTTCACGATACTCTTGTTCTCGAGTTTCGATCATTTTCTCTGTGATTTTATTTCGATCTTCTTTACGTTTAGCATATTCATCTTCCAATGACCTATACTTATATTGTAGAGTTGCTAAATCATCATCAACACCTTCAACATAACCATCTTTGGCCATTTTATCCATGATTTCTTTTCTGCTTTTAAGTAAAGCTAGATCTCTGTCATCTTGCTGTTTAAGTAAATCATCATTTATCTTTTGATAAATTTGTGATTTTTCTCTCTCAGCATCTAACTCTTTAGCTTGTTCCGCCAGTTCTTGACCTTTTTTAGTCTGGCTCTGATTTGTTTGATATCCTTTGATTAACTCTTCTATTGTTACTTCAGATTCTTCACCATCAACTTTGACTGGTACAAGATATTCTAAATCAAGTTCACCTTCTTCTGCGTCATCAAATTCCTCATCTTGGGTAGATTCTTCATCATCCTCAGATTCCTCATCTTCTTCAGTGGCATCATCCTCATCATCATCAACATCGTCAGCGTCCTCTTCAGCGTGGTCTTCCTCTTCGCCTTCAAGTTCTTCTGTGGACTCTTCTTCACTCAGGGTAGAATCAAAATCCTCTTGTTCGTCAGGTATAGCAGATAAAGTACCTTTTTCTACTGCCCTATCTAATAAAGTATCAATTGCATCATCCATTGCGTTGTCGAATCCAGATTCATTCGTGCTTACATCATCCGTTTGGGTAGAATTTTCACTCATAAATAAAATCTCCTATATTATTAAGAGAGTCTTGAACAACTCTCATCATCTCTCATCAGGGTTCTTCAAGAACCTCTATTTAGCTTTTGCCTTTTTAGGTGCAATTGCTGCTCTTCTATCTTCTAACTCTTTTTTTAAATTGATCATATCTAAACAAGCAGTTGAATTAACTCTTGTATAAGAAGCTCCGATTGAAATATCTTTAACCATTACTTGTATCATATTCTCAATTTGTTGTATTGCTTTGTCTAAAATTTCTACACTAACCATCTACATCTCCTTCCATCTCTTTGGCTTTGTTGTTTTTAGCTGTAACAGCTCTTTCTATATTTGACTGCACAGCTCCTAATGAAACTACTTGATGATAAATAAATTCACGAGCTTGTGTTTCGTGATGTTTTGTTGAAATCCAAGCTTTGAATAAATCATTCATCAAGTCTTCATATACAAATGTCATTGTGTCTTTTATATCTTCACATTGCCATCCTTTCTGCAGAACACGTTGACTATCATCATACGGTGTAACCTTTTTAGGTTTACCTCCAACAGACACGTGTTCTTTATGTCGTTTATAATCACCCATCTCTCATCAATCTCCTAATGATTACGCTTTGCTAATTAACGTAGTGTGAACAACAGCTCCAGGAACAGTTGTGTTACCTGTCACTCCATCCGCATTGCTAATTTGTACTATTAAATCTCCTGCTGCTACTGCAACATTTGTCGTACCATCCATTTTAGTAACGTTACCAGTTAACCTTCCATTAGCATCAACTGTAAAAGCTGATGGTTTAATATAAGTTAAAGCTGATACATCATAAAACCATACTTCACCCATTTTACATTCCTCCTTGCATTTGCTGCATTTGCTGCATTTGTTGTTGTTGCTGCTGTTGTTGTAATGCAGCCTGCTTTTCATTCTCTTCCGTATCTTGATATAAACCTTGGAAGTCTACAGGAATCTTAACAGGTGTTGATGCACCTTCAGTTCCTTCAGCTTTAACTTTAATTTCAGCCCACTTTCTATTACTCTCGTCTTCTGCTTCAAGTAATTGACGTTTGTTATCGATCTTCTTATTATCTATTTCAGCTTTAATAAGACTAACATTGGCTTCATTTTGTGATTGAACAGCTTTAGCTTGTTCTTGTTCTTGTTGCTTCCTTTCCTCTTCTTTAGCATTTATCTCTTGCATTACTTGTGGATTATCAGGATCAACAAAATAATCAAGTGGATCTAATCCCATAGCGTTAACCATTTTAACACCTAAATTAAAAGCAGCATCTTGAGATATATACTTTCTAGACGTAGGATCTTGAGCCATCAATGGAATTAATTCTCCAATTTGCTGTAGCTTCTGCTGCATATTCATATTAGAGTTTTCACCAAGATTAGCTTGAATATCTAAATCTAAATTTGAAGGAATCATTTGCAAGTCACTCGGAGATATAGAAGCATAACCCTTATCAGTTTTATACATCATATCTTCTTTAATGTTTTGCTTCATTTCTTTCAACAAACCACGACAAAGATCTTTAAATCCTGTTTCCATGAATCTTCTAGCAATATGCTCAATACGTATTTGTGCAGCACTTTGTGTTTGCGCAAGTTTAGCTTCTGAATTTCCAGACACGTATAACGCATCGTTTAAAC